GGTCCAGCTCTACGCCTGGGGCCTGGCCCCCGACTGCGCCGAGTGGGGCCTCCCGGCCCCACGCGCCGTCGCCTTCGACCGGGTTCGGTCCAAGGCTCCGAAGACCCCCAAGATCACGAAGGCGGGCAAGCTGTCCTCGTCGGTCAAGGACTACGACCTGCGGACCTATCTGGAGTGGTGCGCCGAGGGCGTCCCCTTCGAGGGGATGAAGAAGGACGGGAGCGCGGCCGGGACCTACACGGCCGAGGAGTCCGAGATCGAGCGCCTGACCTCGCCGCAGGTAGTTTCGCAGTGGTTCGCCCGGCACCTGACCCCGGTGAGCCCCTACCTCGTTCGCTCGCACCTACAGGCCGCGGCCGACACCTGCTCGGACATCTCTCGCACCAGGGTGCGGGCCGACCGCCGCGGAGAGGCGCCCCGTAATTTCGGGAAGGCGGCCTGCCAGTTCTGCGAGTTCGCCGATCTCTGCCGCGCGCAGATGGTCGGCGGGCCTGGCGGCGAGTACGCGCCGGAGGAGTACGGCCTCCGCTACCGTGACCCGTCTCACAGCGGCAGGTAGCCATCCAGGCTTGCAATGCCCGCCGTCATACATCTACAGTTAAGCCACCACCCAAACAGCGGAAGGAAATTCAATGACCAGCTTCGCCGGCGTCAACATTGTTGACGTGAACGAGGAGGCGGCCGACTATGGTCGGTGGCTGATCCTCGGGGCACAGGGGGCCGGCAAGCGCCTGCCCCTCGGGACCAAGGTTCTCACCCCATCAGGGTGGACCAGCATCGAGGACCTCGAGATCGGGTCCCAAGTGATCGGAGTAGACGGGGCCGCGTACCCCGTGTACGGGAAGTCCGAGATCGTCTCCCGTGAGACCTACCGAGTAGTTCTCTATGACGGAGGTACCGTCCTGGCAGACGGCGACCATCTGTGGGAGGTCGAGGCTAAGAGGACTACCCGGAAGGTAGTAAACACGGAGGAGCTTCGCCGCAAGCTTCTCTCCGGGGGGCCGGGATATGTCCTTCCTCGGATGGAGGCGGCACAGCACCCGGAGGCGAACCTACCGATCGACCCTTACCTCCTCGGAGGACTCTTGGCAGACGGATACCTTCACGGGCAGGCAATCTGCTGGACTAAGGGGGAGGAGGCCGTGGTATCTGGAATGCTTCCCCACCTGAAGGGCCTGGACTACGTCCGAGAGTTCCCGGGAGGGAAGAACACTCCGAGAATCAGGTTCCGCGGTAAGGCTTTGAAGGAGGCCCTGTCGCAGCTTGGCCTCCGAGTCCCCTCGGCAGGGAAGTTCATCCCAGAGATGTATCTCACGGCATCCGTTCAGCAGCGGCTTGACCTCCTAGCCGGGCTCTTTGATGGAGATGGCCGCCTGTCCGGTAAGGGGCAGAGTCTCTACCACTCCACATCCGAGAGGCTTGTCCGGGACGTGCAGCAGCTCTGCTGGTCCCTGGGCATTGGGGCCAACATTCATAAGCACAAGCAGGACGGGACCTGGGCACTTGGGCTCACCACCCCGCACAACCCTTTCAGGCACTGCCGCTTCGCGGCGCACGTGAAAACTACCAACTACACCGAGAAGCGCCGCGTCGTGGCTGTGGAGCCTGTAGGGGTCACCGAGGGTCTGTGCATCGCTGTAGACTCCCCCCGGAACCTCTACGTTACGGAGGACTACATCGTTACCCACAACTCGAGCCTCGCCTCCACCATCGCCACGATGGGCAAGACCCTGTTCATCGACCTGCCCGGAGAGAAGGGCACCCAGAGCTTCAAGAACGCGCCCTACGCCAAGAACATAGATGTGGTCCGTCCAGAGAGCGTCACCGCACTGGACGACGTCTTCTGGAGCCTGGACAAGGGCGGTCACGGGTACAAGGCCGTCGTCCTCGACAGTCTCACCGCCCTCCAGAAGATGACGATGCGCTATCTGACCGGGGTCAGCGAGACCGCGGTGCGCGAGATCAAGCAGGGCACCGCCCCGGCCGACCAGCGCACATGGGGCCAGGCCCTGGACATCATGACCGACACGGCCGTGTTCTGGTACGGCCTGGCCGACGGTAACCGTAAGGAGCCGATGCACGTCGTCATGACGGCCCAGGTCAAGATGGTCGAGGACGAGATCAACGGCGGCGTGCGCCGCTCTCCGGACGTCCAGCGCGGCGCCCAGTCGATCATCCGAGCAACCCCCAACTACATCATCTACGCCGACGTCGAGGAGGACCTCGACAACACCGGCCGCGACGACGGCCCCTCGTTGAAGCACATCGTCCGCTTCGGCACCGACCCGGAGTACGGGACTAAGGCCCGTATCCCCTACAACCTTCGCGGGAAGGTTCCGTCCGTCCTTGGACGCGACCACCCCGTGACTCTGGAGAAGCTCTCCCGCTTCCTCGGAGTTGGCGGAGTCCCGGAGCGCAAGCCCGCCGCCAAGTCGGCCAAGGCCGACAACTGAACACCCAGTAACCCAACCGCACAGGAGAAAATCTCATGGCCCTGACCTTCGACTTCACCAACTACAAGGACACCTCCACCGCCCACGTCGCCCCCGGCACCTACCACGCTGAGGTCTCCGACTTCGAGGAGACGACCTCCAAGGCCGGTAACGCGATGTTCGTCGTCTACCTGGATATCATCGAGGGCCCGCACGCCGGCCAGCAGATCATCGACCGTCTCCCGCAGACGGAGAAGGCGATGTTCCGGTCCGCCGCCTTCCTTCAGGCCCTCGGCGTCAAGATCGCCCGCAAGAAGATAGCCCTGAACCCGCGTAGCCTCATCGGCCGCCCCGTGGACATCGTTGTGGAGGACGGCGAGCCGTACAACGGACGCGTCAAGAGCGAGGTCCGGGAGTACCTCCGCGCCACCAAGCCGGCCAAGGCCAATCCCGAAGCCGACCCGACGGCTGACGAGGCTGAGGAGTCCGACGCTACCGCCGAGCCGGCCAGGCCCGAACTCGACGCTATGGTCGAGGACGCCGTCGAGCTCGACGTGGACGCCCTGGACATTGACGACTTGGGCCTCTGATCCCTAGAGCATGACGGCCCCCGCTCAGGCGGGGGCCGTCCCGTAGCCGAGAAAGGAGAGACATGGCAAGCAAGGAGAGCGGCGTCGTGGACGCCATCCGGCGCCGAATCGCTCAGGTCTGGCCGGGGTCGGTCACCTGGAAGATGCACGGCTCGGTCTACATGGAGGCCGGAATCCCGGACGTGCTGTGCTGCATCGAGGGGCGCCTGATCTTCCTGGAGGTCAAGCACCAGAAGCCCGGCGAGTCGCGCGCCCACGCCCTGGCCCGCACTTCGGTCGAGCAGGTCCGCCAGATTCGGCGCGTGCGCGCAGCCGGCGGGGCCGCCTGCACGGTCCTGGACGCCGACGAGGCGGAGTGGGCAGTGCGCGAGGCGCTTACCGGATCGACACTGTCGAGCATGTACCCGGTCGTAGGGGCTGGAGGTGATCTCAGTGGCGAGGGCTAGGCTGACCGCTACCGAGTTCGACTTCGTGCGCCAGCTGGAGTGGGAGGAGATGTCTTCAGCCCAGCTGAAGTCGGCTCGCGAGACCTGGGCGTCGGGCGCTGTCTACCAGGACGAGGTGAATCCCCGGGTCTGGTGGGTGCGGTCTTACTCGGCCCAGAACACTGGAGAGACGAGGGGGCGGGACGGCAAGCGGTACCACCACGTGGTCCTGAAGTCGGATCACGGCTACCCGAGGTTAACGTGCACGTGCAAGCACGGCCAGCACTCGCGCTGGGCGTCGTGCTGGCACGCGAAGACCGTGGCCCGCATCTACCGGATCATGGTCGATCAGATGAAGCGCCGGGAGATGGAGGACCTTGCCCATGAGTAACGCCGCGAGCGAAGTGATAGACGACATTCCCGAGCAGCCCGATAGCAGGCTGGCCGACGCCGGAGACGCACTCATGGTCGCCGGAGACACCATCCTCTCGATCACGGCGGCCTGCGCCGGAATCCGTATCAAGATGGTCCGCGAGCAGGGTTGGGGCTCAGAGTTCGCCGAGACCTTCGCCCAGGACCTAGCCCGGGTCCTCGTGAACCAGTCCCTCGCACCGTCCCGGGACTGGCGATCCTCTCTGGAGGGGATGTGACTACCGCGAAACCGCCGGCGCCGCGCAAGCCGGCCCCCCTGGACTACACTCGCCCGATCTGGAAGCGTCAGGACGGCGAGACCGAGGCGGCCTACGCGTCGTTCAAGACCTACAGGGACATGGAGCGCCGGCGGGTGCGGGACGCGCCCAACGGCAACCACTACTCGGCCAGGTGGTCGTGGCGGGAGCGTGTCGAGGCATGGGACAAGCACATGGCGGAGAACGAGGCGAACGAGCTCGTCCGCTACCGGATCGCCATGGGGGACCGTCACCGGGCTCTCGGCCGCAAGGCTCTGGAGAAGGCCGAGATGTGGCTTGACAGCCTCACCGAGGACCGGATCGCCCGGATGAGCGCGAACGGGATCGTCCAGATGATGGACGTCGCGGCGCGTATCGAACGGGAGGCCGCGGGCGCCGGGGCCGATTCAGCCAAGGTGCAGATCGAGGTCTCCTCGAACCTGGCCGAGATGACGGCCTCGGCCACGACGTCGAGGATCGAGCAGCTAGTCGCCGAGGTCGAGCGCCGAAAGCGTGAGCAGGGCCTCATCGATGTAGGCCCGGCTGAAGTTGAGGTGATCGACGCCGAGCAGTAGAGTTGACCCGGGACACTGGGGCAGAGATACCGCCACTCTTTGGGATGAGGGGTGGCGGTATTCTGTATCCATATGGGATTCCACCTCAGCGATAGGAGTTGCTTATGCCTAAGGTGAAGAAGCCGCTGGAGCCGTGGGAGATGACTCCGGCCCAGCTGGAGGAGGAGCTGGAAGCGCTCATCAAGCGGCAGGCTTGGCTGGAGAACCAGCCCAAGTGCGACCGCCCCTCGTGCGACGGCAAGCCCCATGCCGGCGCGCCGTACCCGCACGACCCGACCTATAGGCAGGCTGCCGATCCTCTGGAGAGCGCGCAGCAGCTCGACGAGGCTTACGCCGGCCGCCCCCACATTCAGTACCTCTCCGACCGGCTGGCAGAGGCCGTACGCGCCGTCGAGAACGGCGAGAACCGGTACATGACCATCTCAATGCCTCCGCGCATGGGAAAGTCCACGCTGACTTCGATCAACCTGCCGATCTGGCTACTGCGACAGCACCCTGACTGGAAGATCGGCCTCATCTCCCACTCGCCCCAGCTCGCCACGGCGTGGGGCCGTCAGGTCCGACGCTTCGTCGAGGAGGACGGTGAGAAGTGGGGAATCAAGATCGCGTCCGACGCCGGCGCCGTGAGCGAGTGGCAGACGACGCGTGGGGGCGGCATCGTCTCGCGGTCTGCCCCCGGCCAGTCGATCACCGGTCTGGGCTTCAAGGTCATGCTCATGGACGACGTCGTGAAGGACTTCGCCGACGCGCACAGCGAGTCGAAGCGCGAGGCGATCTGGGACTGGTGGCAGGCCAACGCCGTCACCCGCCTGGAGCCGCCGTTCCTCTGCATCGCCATCGCCACTCGCTGGCACGAGGACGACTTCATCGGCCGTCTGCTGAACCCGGCCAAGAACCCTGACGCAGCCAAGTGGGAGAACGTGATCTTCCCAGCCATTGCCGAGGAGGGCGACCCGCTCGGGCGCGAGCCGGGCGATCCTCTCTACAGCCCGCTCGTGGAGGAGACCCGCGAGGAGGCGCTGGAGCGCTGGGACTCCCTGAAGCGGTCGGTCGGCTCCTACATGTGGGAGGCGCTGTACCAGCAGCACCCGACCCCGGCCGACGGCTCGATCTTCAACCTAGGCTGGCTGCGGTTCTGGACGACGGACCCGTTCAAGGTCAAGGAGGGCGACGACTCCGTGATCCTCCTGCCCCGCGAGCGCCTGGAGCGCGGGCAGTGGCTCGACTCATGGGACCTGACCTTCAAGGGCAGTTCGACGTCGGACTACGCCGTCGGCCAGCGCTGGTGCCGGCAGGGGCCGGACCGGTTCCTGATTGCCCAGCAGCGTGGGCAGTGGTCGTTCACTCAGACCTTGGAGAAGATGCTGCGCTGGTGCGCGGCCGGCGACCTGGACGACAAGGCCTCCCCCGGAGGGTCGTTCGTCCATCAGCGCCTCGTGGAGGATGCGGCCAACGGAACGGCCGCGATCGACGTGCTGCGCAAGAAGGTGGCCGGCATCAAGCCGATCAAGCCCCGCTCGTCCAAGGAGGTCCGTGCCCGGGCCGTGACGCCCGAGATCGAGTCTGGGAACGTCTACCTCCCCCACCCGTCGGACCCCTACAACGGCTGGGTGAACGAGCTCATCTCCGAGATGCGGGCGTTCCCGTCGGGCCGTCATGACGACCAGGTGGACGCCCTGAGCATGGGACTGCTCGGCCTGCGCGACGCCGGTCAGGCGTCCCTGTTCGTCCCCCGCGGGACGATCCGGCGCGCTGTGAGCGGTCTCTCTCTGGCGGGAGCAATTCCCCGCTTCTGACGGCTTGCATCTCCTGAGGGGTGGGCGTATGATTTCATACGTCCACCCCAACTACGTTAGGAGACAAGATGAAGTCACCTCAGAACAACTGCCCGGACGCTCTGTTCCGGGCGTCGCAGAGGCGCGTCGAGGAGCTGGAGAGCGCACTCCAGGACGCATACATCTGGGCGTACACCTCTGGAGAGCTGTCCGAGCTGGACGCCCTCATGGAGGCAGCAGCCGTCCCGATCCCGGACGAGATCGTCACCCGAAACCGCATGATCGAGGTGTGGAAGGAGGGATTCAGGAAGCACCACGGCTGGACGATCCCCCCGGAGGAGGTTAGTACCGAAAAGGAGCTCTCCTGGATGCTCCACTACGCGTCCCAGCTCCACAGCGCCCAGGTCCTGCCAGAGGCCTTGGTCCGAGAGATGCTGTGGAAGCTAGCCCGAGCGGCGTCGAACCTGCTGAGTTCGGACCTCGACGTACTGGCCCTCGCCCTGGAGGAGTACATCCGCGCCACCCGGAAGCACCCGGGCATGACTCTGGAGTGCGACGGCCACACCGACGAAACCCGCCTGTTCGCCCTCGTCGAGGAGATCGGCGAGGTCGCGGCGTGTCTGACCTATGACAACGACGCCGAGACCGGCCACGGCTCGTACCTGGAGTCCGAGGTGATCCAGGTCGTCGCCTTGGCCCTGTCCTGGGCTACTCGATACCTCGACGACTGACTTGATAGTGAACACTCATGACATCTACAAACGAGGCCCGCAAAATTGCCTCCAAGCTGGAGGACTGCCTAGAATACGGCTATTTTGACAGCGCGATTCGTGACATATACACGCTTATCAATCACGTCTCCTTTCTAGAGAAGCAAGTGGCCGGCCTGAAGGCCACGATTGCCCGCATGCAGTCTAAGGAGGAAGGCGTTGAGTGACTGTCCGTCCAGCCCCCTTATCAGAATCACCGCCGGAAGCTTGGGGGAAGTCCCGCTCCACGGGGCGCTTGCCGCGTCCGCGGGACTGGCGGCGACCGGATCGTCGCTCAAGTACCGGATAATCCAGGGATCCGATGTCGGGAGCCTCATAGGCAGGGATGATCCCGACTCAGGCCGTATCCTCGCCTGGGAGGACGTTATACCCGTACCTGCCGCCGATCTGAAGAACTTGCGCAACAAGTTCCGAGGCGCACTCATCTCTGAGCGGCGCCCGGCGACCCCGCTAAAGGTAACGTCCGCTCTGAAGTCTCTGGAGCCGTCTCCCCTGGACCTGGCCGTGACTCTGGTGAATAACCTCTTGGACGTCTCTAGGACTCTCCTCGACGTCTCGTCCGACAGGTATCTGTCCCTGTTGTTGAGGTCCCTATCCGATTTCCACGAGGTAGAGTGTGGGCCGAAACCTCGGGCAAGCCAATCCCTGACTACGATCGTGAGTATCTGTGTCCGGTGGATCGCGGAGGTAGCGCCTACGGGGAGCCCGTACCGGGAAGGGGGCGAGGAGGAAGTCCTGTCCGAACTCCGGGCTAAGGCTGAGTCTGATCCAGCAGTCGGGGGATTCCCCGCCATGGTCGAGCGGGCGGGAGACGCGGCCGCGAGGATAGACGAGGCCTGGGAAACTGAAGAGGGGCAGGAGAGGCTGGCCCCGGGCTTACTCGAACCCGCCCTCACCCTCGGCCACTATGCCCTGGCCCTGCTGGCCAAGAGTCTGAAGGACGGTGAGTGAGATGGACATCAAAGTAGGACACCTCCCGGACCCCTATCAACTCGATGTCGCCTACGTCGGCGGACAGCCGGTAGGGACCGTAGAGAAGATCGTGAGGGATGAACCGAACCCTGACTGGTTAGGGCCCTACATCAGGCGCGCCTTACAGGAGGGATTCTCGATCAATCTGCGGGCTGAGACCTCCGAGGATCGCAAGGTGACGGGATGCTGAACGTGTTGCCCGGAGTGACGGGCCTATTCGTCGCCAGGCACCTGAAGATCAGTTACTCGGCCGCCGTCGAGCTCGCGTCCATTGCTTTCTGGAACGGTCTCAGCCTGCGGCTCGAGGTATCCGCTCAGCCCGGGGAGGCTGGGAGGCGGTCAGTAGTCCTCCGAGACGGGGGACTCTCGATCCGGCTGGAGCGGCTTCACGACCACCTCGATCTCTGGCCATCCCTGGATGGGCTAGCGCCCGGCGTAGCCCGAGACCTGACCGATATGCGTGAGGTCCTGGAGAAGGTCAGGACGGTGGCCGAGAACTACCAGCGGCCTCGACGATCGTGGTGGGCGGTAGTTCCGTCCAACCAGTACTCATTCACCAAGTTCCTATAGGAGACACCTATGACATCCATCAACGACGTTGCCGACCTGCCGAAGCGCCTTAAGGCCTGGGCCGGCGGCAAGGGCTACCGAGAAGCCTTCGGGATCGACGCCGAGCGGGCAATGGCCAGGGACCTGCGGAGGCTCCTCGCGCTCACCGTCCAGCAGGCCAAGGCCCTGGAGGACTCGCAGGAGCGCGCCTACACCTTGGAGCAGCGGCTCCCGACCTCACAGACCGAGGACCTGGAGCCGGAGCCTCCGGCCGGCGATCCGCTGGAGGAGGCCGCACGCCTCGATCGCAAGGCGCGCCGGGACGCGAAGCTCGCCCGCGCCGCCCTCCAGCAGGAGGTCCTGGCCGCCTACTCGCGCGGCGTGTCGAAGTCGGTCCTGAGCTCAGTCTCCGGCATGACCCGGCAGACCGTGGACCGTGTCCTCGGGGAGTGGAAGCGCAAGCCCCCGAAGATCGGCAAGGAGGACGAGACGCCTCTTACACTGATCTGACCGCTGCGGGCTTGCCTTGGGCCATATGACGGCATACGCTTAGGGCAAGCCCGCACCACCAACCACCTAGCGAGGAACCATGAGCACCAAGACCTCATCGACCAAGACCACGCAGACCCACGTCTTCCAGCACCCTCAGGCTCGGATCAAGCCGCTCGACGCCCCCACCCTGCACGAGGCCAGGACCTGCCTCGTCTACGAGAATGGGCAGGCCGTCGCCCAGCTGAAGCGCTGCGGTCAGCGGTGCTGGGGTGTCTACCCGACCGGCATGACGATCCCCGCCACGTTCGGCGCCTCGGCCCTGGAGGCCGTGACGGCGTGGATGAGTGCTCGTGACGGGGTGGCCGCATGACTGCTTCACTGATCGCCGCCACTGCAGCCCTCGCCATCGGCCTGCCGATCTTCGCGCTCGGAGAGCACGTCCGCGAGAGCCGCCTCCCTGACCGGGACACTTCACCCAATCGACAGGAGACACCATGAGCAAATACGGATCGTTTGACCGGCTGGCTCGAGGCACTGCAGCCCTCGTAGCCGCCTACAGGAAGACTTCCAGCGAGGGCGGGGGCAGCGTACTCCTAGAGGACGGGACCTTCGTCATCAGCGAGGAGACTCTGCCGGGCCTGGATTCGGACGTAGACCTGTATCTCGGAGAAGGGGCCTGTCTTGAGGTTCTAGACGGACTGACCCCTCGCGTTCATCTCACCCTCCCGGACGAGTACGTGGAGGCCCTGGATCAGGTGCCAGACACGCCGGCCAGGTCCCGCAGGCTCTACTGGTCCGCATCCACCCCGCCACTCGAGCTGGACGACCAGACTCAGAACCCCTACGGCTACGGGGATGTGACTCTGTACGTCCCGGAGAGCCTGGAGCCCGCCTACCGGGAGAAGGGATTCTCCGAGTACGGCTCACCTAGCCGCCGTTACCTCGACATCTGGGACTACGAGCCGCCGGCCGCTGACACCCTCCCCGAGGCCAGGACCGCTCCGGGAGAGGCCGTCGAGTCACCAGAGCACTACACCTGGCTCGGGCAGTCGCTCGCCGCGCTCGGGCTGAGCGACGCCGCCAACGTCGAGGCGTGGGACGTGCTGGACGCCGCCTTCCCGTCGGACCCGCTGCTGTGGAACTGCGGCAAGTACCTGCTGAGGCAGGGCCGCGAGGGTGGCGAGGAGAAGCGCCTGGAGGACCTGCGCAAGGCCCGTCAGTACCTGGGCCGGCGCATCGCTCAGCTGGAGGTGGTCGGAGATGAGTGAGCTTCACCCCGCTCTGCGGAAGGCGCAGCAAGTACTGGCCGAAGCCGGCATCAGGACTGTCAAGCACGGAGACCGCCTAGTCCAGTACGAGCCTGGGATAGCCGGCCTGTACCCGATGGTGACGGTAGAGAGGCTGACCAACGGGAGACTGCATGTCGACGGTCGAACCCCGGACAGGGCTCGAGAGGTCTTGGCGGGCGTTGGGGGCAGGCATTTCTGAGGACCCTAGCCATGCCGACCAGTACATGCGCCGGCGGACTCAGGGATGGGTCAGGGAGGTGAGTGGCAGGGATCACTGAAATGTGGGGATAGATGGACTAGCGCCGTCCTGAGGGGCGGCGCTAGTCTTATCTTGTACGTAGCCGACCACCCAACTCATAAAAGGAACGTGACGTGAGCAGCACGGACACCTCCCCCACCGAGACCTACGACGAGAAGGTGGACCGCATCGCCGCCGAGCTGTTGGACGTCCTGCGTGACGTCCTCGGACCGGAGCGTCGGCTCCCCGAGCCCCTGCCGCACTACGCCCGCTACGAGGACCATGCCGTCACCGTGATCGACGGCGCTGGTCGCGAGCGCGTCGAGCTGACCGCGAACCTGACTATGGCAGGCACCGTCAAGGGCTACTCGGCCCGCCTCACTCACGGCGACCCCATCGGCCGCCGCTGGTGCGCCGTCGGCCCGGTCCGCGTGGACTGCTCTGAGGCCCCGGAGGAGCACCCCACCCTTACCTACGTCCTCCCCCTCGTCGTCCGCCTGGAGTGTGGTGCTGAGCGGATGCAGGCCGCGCAGCGGGCCCTCGAGGCCGCCGGCCGCCCCGTCGAGGAGTGCGGCCCGAACATCGTCCTGCGCGACCCCTGTGCGTGGGGGACCCGCACCGTCGCCACCGTCGAGCTCGACCCTGACAACGGCGCGCTGCGCGTGCACGGCCGGGACGCGGGTCGGGTGCGAGAGATTCTGTACCAGGCCAAGGTCTTCTAGAGTGACTCACGTCACTGAATACGCCCCGCTTGCGGCTTGCAGGCGGGGCGTATGCGTTCATACACTAGAGCCATGAGCACGAACCGCCCCGCCCCCTCCGCCCAGATCGTCGCGATCGCCGCCACCCTGGCCCTGATCGTCACCACCCTCGTCATCGCCCTGGCCGCCTTCGCCGCCGGCGCCTACCTGCACCGGCACGCCGACTGGCCCGTCCCGGACCCTGCCTCGCAGGTAGAGACGCCCGCCGAACCGGCTGAGTCATCCCCGGACGCCCTGATCGACCCGTCCCGCGGCCGCGGTGCCGACTCGAAGGTCTGCGCCACCTCCCCTAAGTCGCCCCGCTGCATGTCCGAGGGCGGGAGCGTCGTGTCCCGCACCCGCGGTGGCCACGCCCTGCGGCCGGCCACCGACGGTACCGAGGTCCTGCTCGACAGTGAGTGGGACGAGACCGGCCCGGCTGACATGCCCGGCCGCGCCCCAGGCCGCGGCGGCTGGGTCGGTGAGGAGGGGCCGTCAGCCGCCTGACTCCGCCACTTCGCCCGCTGGCTTGCACTCAGCCCGTATGCCGGCATACGCTGTAGCCATGATCGATTCACGCACCGCCCAGCAGCCCACCGCCCACCTCGCCGACCAGGAGCTCACTGTGACCCGGACCACTGCCCCAACCCCAGCCCCCACCACCGACCAGCTGACCGACCAGATGAAAGTCGTGGCGGCCGCCGCCTCCGCCTCCCTCGGCCTAGCCATGGGCACCGAGTGGAGCACCAGCCAGATCGGCCTCATCAAGGAGCACAGCCCCCTCCAGGCCCGGCTGAGGGTCGAGGAGGGGAGGCTCGTGGCCCGGATGACCGGCCGCGAGCGCGGCGGTCGGGAGGTCGCCGGCGAGATGGCCGACGTGATGGCCGCCCTCGTGCAGCACTTCGAGGACTGACCG